CTCGATCCGCTTGTCGCAACCCGCGCGGATGGTGAAGGCATCGCCCTCGGCGATCGCGCGCACCGGCGCCTCGAGCAGGGTCAGCACCGCCACCCCGTCAGTGACGTCATGGCCGAGCACCTCCGTCCGCCGCCCAGCATTCGCGCCGCTCGTCCAGTACAGCGTGCCGAATGCGAACCAGCCAACCTCGAAGGCGCCTAGACCGGAGGCGGTGAACGCGCGGTCGCGAAGGAGATCGATGACCGCGGCAGTCCCTTTGTAGACGGGGTCCTCCAGATCGACGCCGCAGCGCGCATCGCCGAGCGCCGTGTCGCAACTCGCCTGGAAGGTCCGCCCGACCGTCTGGCCCAGCACATGGGCGAGCGAGCGAACCTCCGCGACGAAGGCCAGCCGCCCGCGCCGGATCTGGCCGATGGCTCCGCGCCGCATCAGCACGCGCTGCGCGGTGTCGGCCCAGTTCACGCGCCAGACCTCGACCGCCGCGTTGTCCCAGCGGCCGTCGAGGATGTCGGTCTCGGTGATGCGGTCCGAAGTCAGCACACCTTCGGCGTCCTGCGCATCGACCGACAGGTCCGAGCCCGAGCGAACCTCGGACGCCGTCAGCCCGCTCTCGGGTTCGAAATCGGTGCCGTCGAAGCTCAGCGTGCGGTCGTGGTCAGTGAAGCCGAAGGTGACGCCGTCAGCCCGGGCGATCCGCCACACCCAAACGAGCGTGGTCGTGCCCTCGTCGAGATGGGCTTGCAGCGCGGGTGAGAGGGATTTCACTTCCGCCCCCAGCCGCGAAGCAATGCGAGAGAGGCCAGCGCGGACGAGACCACACCGCCGCCCGCGCCGGTCAAGGCATAAAGGTTGAAGGGCCTCAGATCGAAGGTGCCGGTCGCCAGATCGAAGTCAGCCAGCCCGGCCATCGCCAGACCGGAGGCCGCCAGACAGGCAAGGTAGATCAGCCCACGCGCGAGGTTCCAGTTCATGATGTTGCCTTTCCTTTGAAATGGTCCAACAGCCTCCGCCACCAAGACGAGGCGACAATGGATTGCGTCGGCACCGGCACGCCTGCGGGGCGCAGCAGCACCAGCGCCTCGTCCTCGGTCAGACGCCGGATCGGTCGCGAGAAATCGACCCGGCCGTTGCGGTCGACCGACCAGACCGGGATGGTACCGGCGGGATAGCGGCCCGTGGCGAAGAGGTCGCGCTCGGCCTCGCGGCGGGGGCGGATCGCGGCGGGCTTGAGCCAGCCCATGAAGGCTGTCGCCGCAGCAGCCCGGTCGCCCACGTTCAGGTGCCGAGTGAGCGATGCCTTGGCGATGCCGCCTGTGTTGTAGTGGAATGAGACCAGCGCATCGAATTCGTGCGGCTCAAGCGGCACCTTTGCCGCGCGCAGGACGGCGGCCTCGTAGCTCGCGAGGTCGGACCGAAAGACCCGAAACGCCTCGCGGACGCGCGCGTCGAGATCGGCAGGCATGCCGCGCGGCATCGTGGCGGGATCGGGCACACCGGCTGCGGCAGTGTGGCCGATGCCAAAGGTCCAGACCTGTTTCACATCAGTGTAGGGTCCGGGCACGATGCCTTCGTGCCGGACGAGGGCCAGGAGCCCCCGGTCAGTCATCTGCATGGAAATTACCCCAGAAGAGAGAGGATCAGGATCAGCGCGGCGATGGCGATGCCGACGCCCAGGCGGTGGCGGAAGGCCTGGCCGGGATCGGCCGGGTCGCAGCGCAGGGAGCGCGCAAGGCGGAGAAGGTCATGCATTGCCATCGCCTTTCCCGGCGTGGCGCAGGCGGGCGAGCAGCACCTCGATGAAAGCCGGTCCGAAGACGCCGACCAGATAGGCGGCCGAACCCGCTGCGCCCCCGGCCGGGATCGCCTCGGGCGGCAGGCCGAGCCAGCGGGTGATGATCGCCATCGACAGGCTCCCCATCCCGGCCGCGATCAGCCCGCCTAGCAGGATATGGCGCAGCGCGTCGCGCAGCCGCATCTTCGTCGTCAGCGCGTTGGTCGCGCCGCCGAGCGCGCCCCAGGCAGCGAGGATCACGGCGGTAGAGGCGAACAGTTCCTTCAGCGCCGCCGCCAGAGATCCGGTTTCATCGTTCATCGTCGGATCTCCAGAAGCGGGATGGAGGTGATCGAGCCCAGCCGCTCGAGGTCGAGCGTCACGTCGAGCGCGTCGGTGTCGAAGCGGACCGGGACATCGAACTCGAAGCCCGCGGTGACCGCGACGCCAGCGCCCGGCGCGGTGGTGAAGGTGATGACCCCCATCGTAGTATCGACGGACCAGGCGGACGCCTGGGGTGCGCCATTCAGAGCGACGGTAACCGAGCCCGCGACCGGCTTGGTGATCGTCCGCACCCATGTCTGGCTGCCCGAGGCGTAGCGCTTCACCAGTTGGAATGTCGTCGTCGCACCATCGCCGGTGCCGATTGCCTGGTCGGTCGGCGCCGGTGTGCCCGAGGGCAGGCAAGACTTGTGGTCTCCCCAATCCTTGAACCGGAAGCCATGCAGGCGACCGTTCCGCGCCTCGAAGAAGGCGACGACGGCGGCGAGATCGTCCGCGCGGCGGATGCCGTAGGCGACATCGTAGCGACGGCGCGAATTGGCCCAGCTGGCGTTGCGTTCCTCGTCACCCGAGGCCAGTTCGACGATTTGCGTGCGCCGCTCGGGCCCGCCGCGCGCGCCCCGGCTGATGTTGTCCGGGAACCGCACCTCATGGAACGCCATCACATGCCCCTCCGCCCGAGCGACACCGCGCGAGCGATGTCAGCCGCGACCTGCGTGCGGGATTGCCGGAAGCTCTCGGCGTCGCGCGCCATGATGGTGACGTTGATCCCGCCGCCCGCGCCGTAGCTCTGCGCCTCGCGGCGCGAGAGCACGCGCTCGCCCCGTTGCAGGATCGCCGGAGCCTCGTCGTGCCGAAGGCCGACTGCGCCGCCCGAATGCATCCGGGGCGCGGCGGTGAAGGCCATGGCCGGGACCATGCGTGAGGGCCCGGACGATCCGACCATGCCGCCTGCGTGCAGGATGTTGGCGAAAATCCCGCCAGCGCCGCCGAGCGCGCCCGAGAGCGCGTTGGCGATGGGACCGAGGATGAACCGCCGCGCCGCCAGTTTCGCCAGATCGGCGATTAGGGACGTCACCAGATCGCGGAAGTTCAACTTGCCGGTCTTCACGAACTCGCCGACCGCGTCCTCGGCCGACTGGAACGCGCTGACGAGGCTCTGGCCGATATCGCCGCCGATCTCCCGAGCCCGGCTGGCATAGTCCGAAAGCGCCGCCGTCACGGCCTGCCATCCGGTCAGCGCACGCTCCGCCCCTTCGCCCGCGGCGGTACCGGCGTCGCGGGCAGCACTTCCGGCGCCATTGGCAGCGGCTGCGGTATCGCCGAGCCCGGCCGCCAGCGCATCGGCGGAGGTCGCGGCATCTGTCAGCGCGGTTTCGGCCTCCGTGCCGGACCCGGTCACGGCATCCTTCAGCGCCTGCCAGGCGGCAAGCGGCCGGGTCGCGGCATCGGTCAGCATGCCAGCGGCCTCGCGATAGGCATCGGCACGCGCGCGCGCGTCATCCGCCATGGCGCCGAGCCCGAGATTGGGCGGTGCGATGTAAGTCCGAGCAAGCGCCGCCGAGAACGCATCGGCCGCCGCCGTACCTGCCGCCGTCGCTGCCCCTTCGAACGGGTTGTCGATCCGGCTCAGGTCCACAGCATCTAGGGTGCCGATCCGCACGCCGCCTTCACCGGTCGCCCATTCCGGCAGCAGGGCCAGCGCGGCGTTCAGGGTCTCGATGAAGCTGTTGATGCGGGTGACGACGCCGTTCAGCATCGCCTCGACCCCGCCGAACAGCCCGTTCGCAGCCTGGTAGGCGAAATCGCCGATGGCGCCCGGCAGGCTGCCCCAGATCGCCACCGCGCCGTCATAGGCGCCTTGGAAGATTGCGACAGTGCGGTCCCCGAAGCCGACGACACCCGCAATGGTGCCGTCGAGGGCCGAGAGAGCGGCGGCCTTCAGCCCCTCCCATCCGGCCGCCATGCGGGCCAGCGCGGCGTCGAGCGCGAGCCCGATGCGCGACCAGACCTCGGAGGCCAGATCGGAGAGCAGCCGGAAGGCTTCGCCGACCCCGCCCACGCGGGCGACGAGTTGGGAAAGCTGATAGATCAGCTCGCCGACGCCGACGATCAGCGCACCGATGCCGGTGCGGATCAGCGCCCCGCGCAGGACTACCAGCGCAGTGGCGAACCCACGGACCGACAGCGCGGCGGCGGCCAGCCCAGCAACCCAGCGGCCCGCGAGAAAGGTCACGAAGGTTGCGGCATAGGTGGTCAGGTGGCCGATATTGTCGAAAAGGCCGCGAATGGCGATGCCGAGCGGCCCAGTGCGGCTGGCAATTGCGGCCAAGGCGTTGGCGACCGCCTCGAGCGCCGGGGCCGCGGCGACGGCCAGCTGGTTCGACAGCCCGCGCCAGATCAGCCCGAGGCGCGAGATGGCATCGTTCGTCCGCTCGATCTGGTCGGCATCCTGTTCCGAGACGACGACACCGAAAGCGCGCACGTCTTCCGTCGCCTGGCGCAGCGTAGCGGTATCGATCCGGCTCATGGCGATGGAGCCTTCCTCGCCGAAGAGCTGACCCGCGACCGCCGCACGCTCGGCGGCGGGCACGAAGCTCTCGATGGCGGCGTTGATCGCGCCGACCCGCTGGTCTAGCGGCAGCGCGATCAGCTCGTTGGCGGAAAGCCCCAGTCGGTCCAGCGCGTCGGCGGCGGGGCCTGTGCCTGCGGCCGCTTGGCTGAGGCGGCGCGTCAGATCCTTGGTCGCCTGCTCGATGCCGGACATCGACACGCCCGCCAACTTGCCCGCGCGCTCCAGCGTCTGGATCGAGGCGACGGTGGTACCGAGCGACTGCGCGAGCTTGGCCTGCGCATCGACGGTCTGGAGGCCGGAGCGGATCATCGCCACGCCAGCAGCGGCGGCAGCGGCCACAGCGGCTGCGGTGGCCACAGCGACACGCCGCGAGAAAGCCGCCAGCCGGGTGTTGGCCGCTTCCATCTCGCGGCTTAGTCGCCCAAAGCCTCGGGCACCGGCTTCGCCGACACCTTCCAGTTCGGCCCGCACCTGCCGACCACCAACCGCGGCGAGGCGGACGCTGACGCGTTTTTCAGCCATTGGGGCGTTCCATCTGTTCGTTGAGCTTGGCCACCATCACCGCTTCGATGACGGGCAGAAGTTCGGCGGCGACGGCGGGCGGCACACCGAGAGCCTCACCGAGCGCCAGCGCCGCCGACATGTCCCAGCCGATCACCGCGCCGGGTAGCACCCGCAGCTGACCGCCGAGACGGCCGACCAGGTCCCAGACCTGCCAGCCTCCATGGGTCAGCGGCCGGTTTGCGCGGCCTGGGCAGTCTTCGCACGCTTGCGCGCAGGCTTGGCAATATCGGTCGCCCCCGCCGAAGGACCATTCGGCAAGGGCGCGGAGGCGTTTTTTTCCTGCTCCAGTAACAGGCCCTTCGAGACGTAGGTCAGCTGGAAGGCCTCGAAGATCGGCCATACATCGAGCAGCGCGTCGATGGCCTCGGGGCTCGGGTCGATTGCGTCGCCGTCCTCATCGCCGATGCCCTCCCAGGCGAGCACCGCCCGCCGCGCCAGCGCCTTGGCGAAGGCGACGGCGCGCTCCTCGTCGGACGCCTCCTCGGGCACCGCTTCGACGGCCGGGTCGCTCCGCGTCGCCACCATCAGCGCGGGGGTCAGCGGGCGCAATTGCACCCGCACGCCGGGCGCGAGGTCGTGCCAGCGCGGCGCGTTCGTCAGATCGAGCGTCAGCATCTCAGTAGGTCTCCACGTCGTTAACGAGGGTTGCAGTGCACATCCGGCCGACCACGCTGTCGCGCGCCGCCTGCCAGTCGAAGGTGGCCTGCACGCCCTGCGGCCCAGAAATCTCGATGCGCGGGCGCGGCAGGTAGACGGCATGCACGGTGAAGGTGAAGCTCTCGCCCGAGGGCAGGATGTAGGCGAACTCAAGCTCGCAGGGATCGCCGTTGATCGCCTGCGTCACCAGCGTGCTGTCGGCGAAGCGGACCTCGATGGAACCCGTCAGCGCGGCGATGGACGGGTCCGCGCCATCGATGCGGCCGTCCGAGCGGATGGTCTCGATCCGGTCGAGGTTGTTGGCGTAGGTGATGTCGGCCGAGACCACATTGCCGAGCGCCGAGCTGTTCCGCGTGATCGCCCCGTTGAAATGGCCGAAGCGCTTCAACTCGAGTGCGGCGGGCGTGCCGGCGCTGGTCGTCGTGCCGACCGTTTCGCCCTGCGCCACCAGCCGCGCCGTCGCGGTCAGCAGGCCAGACCGCTGCATCTGCCAGGTGATCTGATCGAGCACGCAACCGGAATACATGGCGTAGCGCGGGACCTCGGGCATGCCCGTCTCGATAGAGAGGCTCGGCAGCGTCCAGGACCCGGACTGGAACTCATGCGTCCAAGGGCCGGTGCCCGTCGTGATTGGCGCGCCGAAGGCCGACTTCAGCCATAAGCCGAAGGCCTCGGCATCGAGCGGCACGACGACGTCGCCATCCGCAGTCACCGCGTCCTTGATTGGCGCGAGCGGATCACGGCCGTAGCCGAGAAGCTCGGAGTTCAAGAGCGGCTGCTCGGCGCCGAGCGTGGTGCTGGCGAACGGCATCTTCGTGAAGCCGCCCGCGGGCGGCGTTCCATAGGTCGTCTCGAACGCAAGCGCCATCTGCGCCCGCGCCCCCTGGGCACGTGCCATGTCGGTCTCCTGTTGTCGGTTGGATCAGCCGAGCGGGTCGGCCGTGGTGTAGTGAAGGACCACCGGGATCACGGCGGCCTTGAGGCTGGCCGCGCCTTCGACCGGTAGATCGACC